GCTGGCCTGCTTCTCGGCGTCGAGGAGGGCGAGGATTTCTTTCGCTTCGGCAGCGGAAAATTCGTCGTCGCTTTTGGCGCCCCACTCACAGATCCGCCGCAGCTCTGCCTTCTTCGCGTCGTCCACTGTCAATTCCCCTTCATCCCGTAGATCGCGAGCAGCACTGCCTCTGCCCGCCCATCGTGCTTCTTCAGCGGCCACAAATGGCTGTGCCGCGGAACCAATCTCGATGCCAGCCTGCGCGAATCGTCCTTGTCCGCGCTCAGGCCCATTGCGCGCTTCCACCTGGCGGGCGACGCCAGCGTCACGGGGATGAAGTGCGCAGCGACGATCGTCTGTGCGAGCCCGCACCCGAAGCCGAACTTGAACGCCGAGCTCGGAGCTTCGCCAGGGCGCGCGCTCGGCTCCTCGATCACGGCGCGCTTGATGCTCGCCGCGTGTAAGTCCATCCACTGCGCCAGCTGGTAGAGATCGAAGGTGCGGCGCTTCGTCTTGCCGCTGCCCTTGATCGCGAAGGTCGGCATGTCGAGGACCACGATCTTTGCGAGGTCTTCACTCACGAGGGCGATCGCGCCGTCGAGACCGGGGTCGATGCCGCAGATCACGCGCGCAGACCCTCGCGGGCGATCTCGACGATGAGCTCGTGCAAGTCCTCGACCGCAGAAACTACGTCGGGCGGAGCCGCGATCGTAAGCGGAGCCTCGATGATCTTGACAAGCGCGGCGCGCGCAGCGTCGCGCTGCCGCGACAGCTGCTCGATCTCAGACGATTGCGACATGGCGCACCAGCCAGACGGCGATGTCGACCAGCTTCCAGAGCGCCAGCGGCGTGGCGATCGCGGCGATCCAGAAGAGCGGTCGAAAATCAGGCAAATCGTACATCCGTCACTCCTCCGTCCACATGCCGCCGAGCAGCCACCAATATCCGCAACCGATTGCCGTAACCGCAACGAGCGGCAGAGCAAAGACGCACACCAAGGCTGCCATGGCGTCGCTCCTCACCATCGGTTGCTGCGGCGGATCGCCTTGCGCCACCGCGCATCGATCGCTTCGTTGATCGCGCGATAGAACTCATAGATGTCGGTGACTACGTGCCGCTTGTTGTACTCGTTCGCGGCGATACGCTGTTCGTCGAAGGTCGGCAGCTTCGCAATGCGTTTCGCGGCTTCCTGAATGCTCTCGTTCACGATGCCACCTTCCCCGGATAGAGATCTTCGTGCGTCAGCACCACGCCCTCTAGCCTCGCAGCCACCAGCAAGTCAGGCACAGCGCTAGAGGGAACGAGCCCGCCCGTCCCTCCTGCCTCGCGAGGGTGATTCCAGCGATAGATGCTCGTAATGTGGCGCGCGCGCCCTGCTGCCTGAAGCGCCTTGTAGAGGTTGCGCACGCCGCCGAATTTGGCGTAGACGCGCTCTGCTTGTGTTTTCATAGCCGCGAAGTGTAGCGATTAACGCAACGGTTGCAAGCATTAATTTTAGGCAGCCTCGGACGACGTGATCGTAAGGGCGAGGTGGCGGTAAACCGTTGCATTTACACGTCCCCTCCCTTTGGGGGAGTTGCAATTTTCGCGACCAATGTCAATATAAGCGCCGCCGACCTAATGAAGGAACGACGAAGATGACTGCCGCCGTGGACACCAAATGGTTCCGCGATCGTCTCGCCGATCGTGGCTTGAGCGCCAATCGCCTCGCCGCCGAAATGGGTCTGCACAAGACAGCCATGTCTCGGCTGCTCAATGGTGCGCGCGGCTGGGACCCGCAAGAGGCCGCCGAGATTGCGCGGCTGCTGGGAGTCCCCCTCACCGACGTGCTGCGGAAAGCTGGCATCGACATCCCCGCTCACGAGGGGAAGAAGACGGTTCCCATCGTGGGGTCTGTTGGACCCTCTGGACTCGTCAAGATGGGTGGCGTGGCTGCTCCTCGCGTGGCTGAGCGGCCACCTGGCAGCCACGAGGACACGATCGCGCTGCGCGTCGCGGCGCCAGGGTCGTGGGCGGATGCGTGGGTCTGCTACGTCGTGCCGTCGACGCGCATAGAGCCCGACGCCGTGGGGCGTTTGAGTCTCGTGACGGTGCTGGGTGGTGACAAGATGTTGCGCGTGCTGCACAGGGGGAAGGAGCGCGGCAGGTGGGCGCTCAGAGGCTGGTTTGACGATGCTGCGTCACATGACCTCGCCATCGAGAGCGCCGCGCCTGTGCTTTGGGTTAGGGCTTGAGATCGCCGGCCGCCGCCAACCGCATCAGCGCGGCGATCACCGCCTCGTAGGAGAGCGGTCGGCCGAACTGCCCGCGGTAGGCGTGCCGGAGATCTCGCGCCGAGCGCACGCGGCCGCTCTTCAGCGCCGCCAGGCACCATCCCGCGATGTCGCTTCCGTCGAGGACGCCGGCGTTCGTCGCGCCCGGCTTGGCGAACCTGCCGCGTGGCAGCCGCAGCAACGCGCCCCGTCTGACGAGCCGCAGGAGCGCCGGCTTCACGATGCTGTACGCCATGAGCTCGCCCAGCCGGTCCTGTATCTCAGGGATCGTCAGGCTGGCGTTCGGCGGGAAGTTGGCGAGGATGTGCGCCTCGATGTCAGCAGGCATCACCGCGCTCCCATGTAGAGACCACCGCCGGTGCGGTAGAGCACGCCCAGCGCCTCGAGCTGCGCCAGCACCTCGCCGAACTTCTCCGCCGACAGCGTCACGCCGAATTGCTGGTGGTAGCGCTTCTTGAGGCTGGCGCCGTTGAATGCCGCCATCCGCTCGGCGCGACACTGGGCGGCCACCCAGTCGGGGAGCGATTCCTCCTTCGGGTCCTCGGCGCTCGGAAGGCAATAGCGACCGCGACTGTGATGGCGTAGTTTGCCATCGGCCACCAGGCGAGCGAGCGCCATGCGGACGGCGGCATCACGAATTTTTCCGCCGCCGCGATCGTGCATCCTGTCGCGCAAACGGTCGAAAGGCAGCACGTCGTTGCCGGTGAAGCAGGAAAGTACTAATGCGCTCGTGTTCGGTGGAATAGCCAACATTGCTTTTCGCCTCAAAGGGTTAGCGGGTCTGTGCTAGTTGACCACGCGCCGCCGCATTCGGAGCGGTGATGAGGGAATAGCATCACGTTGCACTAACGTCAACACGTCACCTTGCATCAATCCCTCTGTTAGCACGGTACAGTATATGTGTGTTTTGAGAGAGAGAGAGAGAGAGAGAACACTAGAACAGAGAGGGTAAGCCCTTGATCCTGAAAGGCAAAACCGCCGCCCGTGTGAAGCGGCGGCGCCTAGAACAGTGTGGAACGCTCGCCCCGTGGCCTAAATGAGCAGATGGTGTGTGCTGCCGGTGCGGGTCATAGCGTCTGAAACCAGGCGATGAGCGCGAGCTCGAGGAGCACGACGCCGATGGCAGCGAGGGCGATGGCGAGGCGGAGGGTTGTCATGTTGCCTTCCTGAGTTTGGCGAGCGCATCGCGCAGCTGCTTCAGGCAGGTGACGCGATACGCGCCCTCGACATCCGGCAGCCTCTCCAGGCAATGGATCGCGTCGTCGATGGACTGCGCGACCTCCGCGAGCGCGCCGCTCTCCAGCGCCTCCGTCGGGATGCCGGCGCAGGCGTTGACGCAGGCGACGATGCGGCGGGCGTCAGCCCTGGCGACCTCAAGGGACTGTCCGGCGTAGATGACTGCGACTTCGTCGGTGAATACGCTCCGCTCCGCGGAAGTGACGTAGACGCAAGCGCCGTCCGCGTGCTCCGTCGCGCAGGACCAGGGCTCTTGTGTGTGATTTGTCATGGCAGTTCCGTTCCTGTGTCTCGAAGTGGCGGGAAGGGCTGCGCGCGCTCGCTAACCTCCGCGCGGCGGCAGCTGGGCGAGAGCGCTCCGCGCTATGGCATCGATCCTGCGCAGCGTGGCGCGGCACGTCACGAGGTTGTGCCGCTCGGCCCGCTCCGTTGCGCGCCTGATAGCCTCGAGCGCGTCGACCATGGCGTTGATGGCGTTGGCGAGCTTCACGGCGTCAGCGCGCTGGAGTGTGGCTTTGGTGAGGCGCCAGGACATGGCTATTCGCCGAGCCGATCCGTCTCGGCGACGTGCTGGGCGTAATAGTCGGCGAGCTCAGCGGCGCATGCGAGGATGTCGACGGCCGAGAACTTCGCGCCGGGGAACTCGCGCTCGTATCGGCGCGCGCCGCGGTGGGCGACGCTGAGCCAGTTGGTGGCCTGGAGCCGAGGCATCCGAGTGACGCGCGCGATTGCGCAGCGGTCCTCGTATCCCTCGCCCGTGTTGATGATCGTCAAGGCGAGTTCCCGCCCTTGTGTCGCGTCGGCCATGGCTGCCTTCCCTCCGGCTAAGACGATGCGCAATCCGCATCCCATTGCCTCCAGCGCAACGCCAGAGGCAACAGGATGGGGGCGCTGTGTCAGGTGAGCGGTTCTTTCAGGCAGTGCGTGTGCAAGAGGCCGAGAACGTCGATTCGCACGTCATGGTCGGGCTCATCGCGGCCGCAGTGCTCGCAGAGCTCGAATTCAAACATCATCTCGAGCCATTCAACAGGCGTTTGGCCGCTCTGCCTGTGGCCGTGCGCCGTCAGTGCCTCCGCGAGACGCCTCGGCGCCTTGCCGCCGTGGAGAATGCGATCGAGTGCCATTGCGTGTTGCCTCCTAAGCTATGCGTTGCGGGATTGTGGACGGGTCAGGCGAGGTTAGTGCGGAATTGCACTCCGCTAGCCTCAGCCGTGGCCAAGGCTAGAAGGCTGCCATCCCTAGTTAGCGATTGCGGCGCGCCAGCTCGTCCATGGCCCACATGCGCTCCAGCGCGTATCGGCCGCTTTCACTCGTGCTGCGCACGATGGCGCGGAGTACATCGGAGGGCAGGGAGATGATCTGTTCGCGGGCCATTGCGTCTCTCCTACGGAATAAACTCCGAGCCTGTCTCAGAGCGCGGCGCGTTGTGCGCCAACGGTTTCAATGTAGGGCGCTGTTGCGTTTATTGCAACCACTATCTTTCGTCGCAACGCCGAATTATCCTCAGAACCCATGCGCGACAAGGTGTTACGGGCTTTCGAGATGTACGCGGAAGGCGGCACGATCCGCGCTGCCCGCGACAAACTCGGCATTGGTGGCCTGGCTTACTACCAATGCCTGCGCGATAACCCGGACCTGAAACGCCTCTACTACGAGATCCAGGAGGCCCGCGCCGACATGATGGTTGACGAGGCTTACGCCATATCGATGGACAGCAGCCTCCATCCACAAGCCGCGCGAGTGATGGCCGATATCCGCATCAAGATCGCGGCCGCTTTCGATCGCAAGCGCTTCGGGGAGAAAGTGGCTGTCGAGCTCGACGCTGGACCCAACATCTCCGAGGCGTTGGCAGCCGCTCGGGCCCGCACTTTGCGACCCCCAAGCGACCTAGCGCAGATCGCTGCGGGCCAAGTCATTGACATCACACCGACAACGCTCGATGCGACGACTGATAAGCAATCAGCTGCACCCTCTGCGGAGCCGGCAAGCGATGAGCCTGGCAGCATTTTTGACTAGCGATTCCGCGGCTCCCAGACTACCGGGGGGTGGCCGGGGGGTGGGGGCGCCGTTTCGCCGGCGCGATGCAACGGTGCGGGACCCTTGCCCGGAAATTTTTGCGGGCTCCAAAAATTTTTTTGCGATCTTCGCAATAATCGCCGACGGCGTCTATCGGACCTGCTCCGCCTGCGGCTACCGCTCGCCCGCCCACCACCATTACTGCGGCCATTGCGGAGAGCCACGCTCATGCTGATCGACTGGCGGAGGCGCTGCCCCTATTGCGCTGAGGAGGACCACAAACCGCATCGAGCGACGTGCCCGACGCGGATCAAGGTTCGGGTCGTCATTGACCCGCTGGCCGCGTTGGAGCAGATCGCCGACATCGCCGACGGCAGCACGACGGCGAACAGCCTCCAGCACATTGCGCAGATTGCGCGCCGCGCCTTGGCCTCCCACCGATGAAGTACGACGCCAAGGGCGAGCAGGCCCTCATGACCGAGCTCTGGGACCCGGCGATCGCCGACGATCTCCTCAAGTTCGTCCTCTTCGTCTACCCCTGGGGCAAGGCAGGGACTCCCCTCGAGCACTTCGAAGGGCCGCGCCAGTGGCAGCGCGACTATCTCGACGAGGTGACGGAGCACCTCAAGACGCAGTCCTCTCGCATGGCGCTCGACCTCGACCCCGAGATGTGGCGCCACGGCACGGCGAGCGGGCGCGGTCCCGGCAAATCGGCGCTGGTCGCGTGGCTCACGCACCACATGCTGTCGACGCGCATCGGCTCGACGACGATCATCACCGCCAACACCGAGCCGCAGCTCAAGAGCCGCACCTTCGCCGAGGTGACGAAGTGGCAAACGATGGCGCTCAACGGCCACTGGTTCGAAAGCACCGTGCTGTCCGTCCGCCCCGCCGGCTGGTTCGAGGCTCTGCTGAAGAAGCAGATGCAGGTCGACACGGGCTACTACTACGCCCAAGGCCAGCTGTGGTCGGAAGAGAACCCCGATGCGTTCGCCGGCGTCCACAACCCCCATGGCGTCAGGGTCATCTACGACGAGGCGAGCGGCATCCCCAAATCGATCTGGACGGTGACGGAGGGGTTTTTCACGGAGCCGACGCTCAACCGCTTCTGGGACGTGTTTTCGAATCCGCGACGCAACAGCGGAGCCTTCTTCGAGGTCTTCCACGACGAGAAGACGCGCGCCCGCTGGCGGCGCCGGCAGATCGACAGCCGCACGGTGGAGGGCACGGACAGGGCGCTCTTCAACTCGCTCATCGAGCAGCACGGCGTAGACAGCGACGAGGTGCGCGTTGAGGTGCTGGGGCAGTTCCCCAACACCGCGGCGCGACAGTTCATCGGCAACGACATCGTCGAGCAGGCGAGGACGCGCGAGCTCGTCACCGACACCGGGGCGCCGCTCGTCATGGGCGTCGACATCTCGCGCCAGGGCAACGACTTCAACGTCGTGCGCTTCAGGCAGGGCCCCGACGCGCGCAGCATCCCGGCGGTGCGCTGGAAGAGCGCCGACCTCACCGTGACGGCCGACCGCATCGCGGCGCTCATCGACGAGTACAGGCCAGATGCCGTCGCCATCGACCAGGGCATGGGCGCCGGGGTCATCGACATGCTGAAGCGCCGCCACTACCGCGGCATATACGAGGTGGCGTTCGGCTCCTCGCCCGACGACCCGCAGTGGGCGAACTGCATCACCGAGCTCTATGCGCGCTGCCGCGAGTGGCTGCGCGGCGGCTGCATCGACGACGATCCGCTCCTCTTTGCCGACCTGACGGCGCGCGAATTCGGCTTCTGGGGGAAGGCGAAGGACAGGATCATCCTCGCCTCCAAGGACGAGTTCCGATCGGCCACGGGGCGGAGCCCTGACGACGGCGACGCCCTCGCCCTCACCTTTAAGCCCAAGGTGGCGCGCCGCGACCTCTACGCCGGGCGCGGCCGTGGCAGCAGGACCCCCGTCGCGAGGGATGTTGATTATCCGCTCTTCGGCTAGTATGTTGCGGCTTTCGCACCCTGTCCCGATTTGGGCAACACGAGGCTGATCGACAGTGGGCGCACTCTTTTCCGGTCCCAAGACGCCGCCTCCCCCGACGCCGCCCCCGCCGCCTCCCGTGGCGACGAGCGACGACAACGCTGCTGCCATCGCCGCCCAGGACAAGGCGGCTGAGGACGAGCGCCGCCAGCGCGCCGCCGGCGGCTTCGCCTCGACGATCCTGACGGGCCCT